ATCGGCGTCTGTGAGCGGACTTCCAACGGGCGCATGAATCCCAACAGATGCACTGACAAGAATGTCTATGTGTTTAATCCACACGTTGAGCCGCACGAGCTGTTTGCGCTCGCTCTCGTCGGATTGGCAAAGCCGCAGACGGATGAGTGGGAAGTTTTCAAAGTCAGGAAGCCGCTATGACAAGATCTATCGAAATCGGAAGCGGCGTTTAGCTTCTGAAGCCTGGGCAGATCCGCGCGACGTATTCGGTTACAATGCCTAGCAGGTAACTTATGTCGCTTTTTTCAGGCACCTGGGCTGCGCGCCAGCACCGGCTCGACGAGATTTTCGCCGAAACCGTCCGGCTCATCCCGATGCTCGCCGGCGGCTACGCGGCGCCGGTTATCGACCCGGACCGAGCAAATCGGCTGCTACCCGCGATCATCACCGAGATCCCGCAGCGCAAGCACATGGATGAGAATGCGATCGGGCGAGATTTCAACCCCGCGATGGTTGTGGCGCAGACGATCGCCAGCATCGACCAGGCGCTGCTCAACGGCGAGTTGCCGCGAGTGGGAGATCGAGTGATGGCGCTCGACCGGCCGGGCCAGCCGACCTTCGAGATCACGACCGTGGAAAGCGACGGACTCGCCCGCATTCTGCTTTCGCTGGCCAGGATCGAACCATGAGCCTTGCGGTGGCAGCACTCAAGATCGCCGCGGTTCGATCGCTCAAGGGACGGACGTCGGCTGGTGATGCCGTCTTCGACAGCGCGGTGGAGCCGTTCGACGGGCTGCGCAATGAAGGCGCGCCGGTGATCGTGGTCTATTGCGATAATGGGAAGCGTGACGTCGAGGGCCGTGAGCTATTTGGAGCGAGGCAGGTGATCGAGCTTTCCCTCGACATGTTCGTGGCCAGAGCGGTGACGGTCGATGCCGGCGAGGTGGAAATCCAGATCCCGGCGTCCGATGAAGGTAACGAGCTCTATTTGCGCAGCCTCGCTTATGAGGTCGAAAAGGTCCTCCTTGCTGATCCATCACCTTGGCCTGAACTGTTCCGCCGGCTCTGGTTTCGCGCCTCCAATCAGGATTTCTGCGAATGGGACCGCGGCGCCATTGCCGATAAGGGTCGGCGCCAGGTGCTGCTGCGTGCGATCTACAGGGTCGAGCCGGTCGCCGAGCCGCTGCCCGGCGCCGAGCCCGAGGGCGTTTGGGCCGACCTGCTCGCGGCGATGGAGGCCGACTTCGAACTCGCCGACATAGCCCGCTATTGGCGCCAGCTGATCGCGGGCACCATCGTTCCGGACTGGCACCAGGCCCAGGTGGCCCTTGGCCTCACCGCTGCCGGCATCGGCGGCATCGGCCTGACGCCCGAGCAGTAGCCGATGTCGATGGTGGTGCTGGAGGCGCTCACACGGATCGCGGAGATCGAGCGCAAGCTCGATAATCTGTTTCGCCATGGACCGGTCACGGAGCGGAAGAAGATCGACGGCCGCTGGCTGGTGCGGATGCGGCTCGGCGGCAGCGAGGACGAGCCGTTCCTGTCGCCCTGGATCCCCTACGTCTCGCCGAATGGCGGACCTGATGGCCTCAACGTTCACCGCGTCCCGAAAGAGGGCGAGCAACTGACACTGTTGTCACCGGCAGGGGATTTCCAGCAGGGTGTCGCGACCTCGCTGTTCTGGTCCGACCAGCATCCGCCGCCGTCCGACGACCCCGACGCTGTTGTGATCACACACCCGAAGTTCAAGATGATCATCAAGAGCGGCAACCTGACGATCGAGAACGCCGAGGAGATCCACTTCAAGGCCGGCCGGTCCGAGCTCGAGATCAAGAAGAACGCCATCAACATCGTGTCCGACAAGATCATCACGGTCGGAAAGACCTATCTCGGGCAAGAGCGCAAAGATGCGATGGAGGGCGACCTCGTGGACACCGAGGCGGGACCGGCCAGGAAAACCTGGGCGCAGCCGAAGTGATGTCCGGTGTCGACCGTCATACCGGCAGGCTGCTCGATGGTTGGCCCCACGTGGTGCAGTCGGTCATGGTGATCTTCACCACCGGCTTTGGGGAGCGAATGCTGCGGCGCTGGTTCGGCTCCTCGGTCCCACAACTGCTGGGCAACAGCCTTACCGAGACGACGGTGGTGTCGTTCTTCGCCGCGATCGTCACCTCGCTGGAGGTGCGTGAGCGCGAGACCGGTCTGCCGCGCGAGCCACGCTTCAAGATTACGAAGATCACGCCGAAGAAGGTTGACCGCTCCGGAAGCCTGAAGATCGAGATCTCGGGCATCTACATGCCGCGCGGGCATCTCGGCGATTTCACGGGGGAAGACCTGCGCAGCATCACGATCGCGCAAGGCTCCAACGGTTTGGCGGCGACTTAGAAGGGTTGGATGTCGGTCACCTCCCGTTTCCTGGCGCCTGATCTGACGCAGCTGCAGCCGGCCGCGCTGATCGAGGTCATCGACAGCGAAGCCATTCTGGCAGCGCAGAAGGCCTGGATCCTGGCGCGATGGGCAGACATCCGCGTTGATCGTCCGGACCTTCCACCTCTCGACACGCTCGGCCTGGAAACCGAGCCGCTGACCATTTTGCTGGAGGCCTTCGCTTATCGCGAGACGCTGCTGCGGGCGCTCGTGAACGACAAGGCCCGGGCTGTCCTGATCGCCTATGCCACAGGCTCCGATCTCGACCATCTCGGCGCGCTGTTCGGAGTTGTCAGGGCCGTGCTGGTGCCGGGCAGCAATCCGCCGGTCTTGGAGAGCGACGACCGATTTCGGCGGCGTATCCAGCTGGCGCCCGAGGCGTTTTCGACCGTAGGGCCGCGCGGCGCCTACATCTTCTTTGCACTGACGCTCGATCCCTCGATTGCGGATGCCTGGGCCTATTCGCCGCGCGACGGCCAGGTCCACGTGGTCGTCGCAGGGGCAAATGGCGAGGGCGTCAGCGACGCGGTGCTGGCTCGCCTGGTCGACCGGTTCGGACGCGAGGATACGGTCCCGTTGACTGATGTCATCACCGTGCGCCGTGCCGAGATGGTCAGATATTCGGTCGTGGTCACGGCCTCCTTTCCCCGCGGCCCGGACCCCGTGCTGATCAAGGGCCGGATCGAGCAGGCCGTTCGTGCCTACGCGGCCGAACGCTACCGGATCGGCACCGACGTCTACACGTCAGGCCTGATCGCCGCCGCCAAGGTGGGCGGGGTCGAGAGCGTGACGTTGACCGCGCCCGTGCAAGACGTCATCTGCTCCGACACGCAGATTCCGCAACTCGCCGATGTGCTGATCACGTTGAACGTATCGGACTGAGCTCGTGGTGATCGCCTACGCCGAACATCTCCTGCCGCCGAACGCGTCGGCGCTGGAACAGGTCGTCTCCGCGGTCGGCAAGCGGGTCCAGGACATCCCTGTTCCGATCGACCTGCTGAAGCGCCCGCTGGGCGTGCCCGAAGCCTTTCTGCCGGCCTTGGCCTTTGAGCTCTCGGTCGACGAATGGAAGCCCGGCTGGTCGCTGACGCGGCGCCGCGCCATCACGGCGGCGTCGATCCTGCTGCACCAGAAGAAGGGCACCGCCTTCACGCTGCGGGAATATGCGCGCTATGCCGACGGCCACGTGCTCAAGATCGAGCGCCCGCCGATGCGAGTGTTTTCCGGCGCGTCGCTGACCAAAGAACAGCGCGAGTCCTGGCTGGCCACGCTGCCGCAAATCCGGCTGTGGCGGGTGCGCGAGCAAGGCGTGGCAGCGCCGCACAAGGCATTTCTCGGCGGTCGGTCGAACCTGCGCCAGCGCTCGGCCCGGTTCTTCTTTTCTGGGATGGCGGCGACGCCGTCGGTCGCGATGCAGCATCTGCAGCGCCGTGCAAGGTATGTCGTCGACGGCATCGAGACGGACACGCGGGTCTCGAACGAGGGCTCGACATTTCGCCTGCATATCAAGGGACAGGCCCGGCTGAAAGTATTCTCCCGAAGGCCGATCGGCCGGAGGTTTTTTGTGATCTCCGACGCCTGGAAGCGCATCGTCACTGTGGCGCCGACGGCGGTGCTGCCGTGGCGCTCGGCGGTGGTCCCGACTCTTCAGGCCGTCAAGAGCGAGCCCGAGCGTATCAAGGTCGCGGGCCTGCGCGGTCGGTCGGTCTTCTCGGATGTACCGATCAGTCCGCGCTCGTTTTTTGTTCCGACCACTGCGCCGCTGCGCATCTTCGAGCGCTACCCAGTGCTGGGGCCTGACACCATGCCGCGCCGGCCAGCGGTCCAGTTCATGGGGACCGGGCGCTATGGGTTTCCCGCGCATACCGCGCGCGTGCACTTGTCGGTGCCGGGCAGGCGCAGCCCATTCGCGGCCGGTGACGGCGTCTTCCTGCCGCGTCGGCGCTTCTGGGTGCCGCACGATCCGGCGCGGCTGCGCGAGGCGCGCTTTGGCATCCGGGCCGCGATGCGGCTGTCGGACAGGATCCTGCTCAGAATAGGACCGGTGCCGCGTTTCGTTGCCGGCGCCGTGCCGTTCTTTGCCGAGATCGACAAGTTGATCGTGGGGCAGCCTTGA